ATTACTCCCTCTACAGCTACTACATCTGAAATTGCTAAAGCAACTTTAACTAAACCTACTACATATGCGCCATTAGCGGCAGCAGCTTTAACTGGTGGTTTTAATGAAGTAACAGAAGCAGAACCACTTGCTTCAAGACCTGCACCAGATACAGGTTATGGTTCTAGAAGATTAGTAGGTGGTGAACTAATTACTCCTCCTAAGACTGCAGCACAGATTCAAGAAGAAATGCTTTACGGTGGTTATACACCAAGATTTACTCCTTATAGATACGCTGCTAGCGGCGGTCTAGTAGGTCTACAGGCTGGTGGCATGCCTGTAGTACAACAGCAGCCATCAGCAATGCAGTCTGCTATGGCACCACAGACAATGCAGCAGCCAGTAATGATGCAGCAGCCTCAAATGCAGCCACAGCAACAGCAGCAACAGATGATGGCACCTTTACCACAGCAACAGCCACAACAAGCATCTACATTCGATCCTACAAGTCAGTTTATGAAAATGATGGATTTACAGGAACAAGTAGATACTCAAAAGAATCAAGGTGCTTTAGCAGGTCTTTTAGGGACTATAGCTTCTGCAGCTTCAACAGGACAGCAGGGTGTATACAATCAGCCTAATGGACAGATGCCACAGCTTCCTAAAGCATTGCCAACTAACTACGGCTCACAAGTTAATCTAGGTCTTAACGAAGGCGGTATGCCTTCTAAAGAATACTTTGAAGGTAGAGTAGAAGGCAATGGCGATGGGATGTCGGATGGTGTAGAATTTGAAGTAGACAGCGAAGAGATTGATGGAGCTATGTTGTCTCCTGACGAATATGTTCTTCCTGCTGACGTAGTTGCAATGATAGGTAACGGTTCTTCCGATGCAGGTGCAGACAAGCTAGATATGTTTGTCAAGAGTGTAAGAAAAGAATCTTACGGTACTGAAGAGCAACAGAAGCCTTACGACGATAGAGGACTGGCTGCACTAGTAGCTTAATAATTACAAGTGAAACTTATAAGAATAGAACAAGAGTACATTCAAACTACTTTTCCTCTAGTAGAACATTTACTTCAAAAAGCTATAAATCTTAACAGAGGAGAATTTAATCTAGAAGACGTATATAACTGGCTACTATCTGGTTATATGCACTTATGGATTGGAGTGACAGAAGAAGATGGAATTGTACTGGCAGCTACATCAGAGTTTTGTCAGTATCCAAGAAAGAAAAGTCTCAAGATGCCTTTAGTAGCAGCAGAAAAAAACACTATAGGAAAATGGCTTGATTACTGTTGGAGAGACGATTCTGAAATTATAGCTTTTGCTAAAGAAAACAATGCTGATACAATAGAGTCTACAGGTAGAAAAGGTTGGAACAAAGTATTGGCTAATTTTAATTTTAAAGAATATTATACAGTTTTAATAAGGGAAATTAATTAATATGACGGCTACAGTACTTAATATCAAGTATATTCTTGATAATTGTTCAGTAAAGGAAAAGGTAGAGTTATTCAAGCAACTCTATAGAGACATTGCCGATTGCGGTATTAACGGCGATACTGAACTTGCTCATATTAATCCAGTTGAAGCAAAGCTTCTTAAATGGTTCGGCGGTGCAGGAACTGTAAACGAAGCTACAGGTCTAGTACAGTACTTCGGGGGTGGCGGTAGTCCACCTCCTCCACCTCCAGCTTCACAGTCTGTAACTCAAACATCGGAATTTCCTACAGAACTAAAACCCTATATTACAGATGTTCTAAGCAAAGCACAAGCTATTCAAGAGAAGCGTGAGGCTGAAGGTTTTATTCCCTATACCGGACCTCAACAGGCTGCATTTACTCCAGAACAGGAACAAGCATTTACAGGTATTCAAGGGCTTGTAGGTGCAGGACAACAGTACTTCGATCCTGCAGCCAGACTTACTGCAGCTTCTGCTATGGCCCCTACAGGTGCCGAGATTGGACAGTATATGTCTCCCTACATGCAGCAGGTTGTAGACATTCAACAGCGTGAAGCTAGAAGAGCAGCAGACGTAGAACAGCAGCAGTTAGCAGCACAAGCTGTAGGTGCAGGCGGTTACGGCGGTTCTAGACAGGCTATTCTAGAAGCCGAACAGCGTAGAAATCTACAGACACAATTAGGCGATATTCAAGCTAGAGGTCTTGCTGCAGCTTACGAAGATGCACAGGCCAGACTTGCTGCACAGCGTCAGCGTGAAATGGCTGCAGGTGCACAATTCGGCACATTAGGTCAAGTAGCACCACAGCAAGCACTAAAAGAACTTACTGCAGTAGAAGCTGTAGGTGCACAGCGGCAAGCACAGCAACAGACAGCACTTGATATTGCAAGACAGCAGTTTGAAAAAGAACAACTTTTCCCTGAAACTACACTACAGCAGTATCAGTCTATTATTAGAGGCTTTCCTCTTCAACCCACTACATATCAAACTTCACAGACTACTACTCCTGCACCTTCCTATCTACAGCAAGCAGCAGGTTTAGGTGGTTTAGGTATCGGTCTTGCCGGTGCCTTTGGTGCGTTTAAAGCTAATGGTGGTTTAATTCGTAGAGCTAGAGGAGGTAAACTGGACAAGAATGGCGGTCTAGGTTCTATTGTAGTTAAGCGTCAGATGGGAAGTCAAGTAGGTGCTACTCAAGTAGAATTGCTGTCGGAAATGAGCGAAGAAAATTTAGAAAAAGCTAAAAGCGATTCAAGATTTTCTAGTGTTTTAGTAGAAAAAGAAATCGCTAGTAGAAAAAGTAAAAAAGATTCAGACGCTATTAGTAAAAAGCCTTCTTCGGGTATTTCTAGTGCTGTTGATTATTTAAAAAATATTCCTTTAGTTAGAGACGTAAAAGAACTTTCAAAAGGATTTGTTGAAGGCACTGAAAGATTAGGAGAAGGAGTAGTCAGGTCTTTCGCTCCAATATACGATGTTTCTGGAAATGTTATTAAATATACGACGGGTTATCAGCCAACTACCCTTTTAGAATGGACTGGGGTAGAAACGCCTGAAGAAGCCCTTACTCCTGAAATGTTACAAGAAGTTCCTTCTACTGAAAAAGAAGCTGCAAAAAGTCCTCTAAAAACTACAGAAGAAAAAAGAAAGCCCACATTAAAGCTACCTTTAACTCCTACTAAAAGTATTTTCGATAAATACGGGGAACAGATAGAAACAACAAAGCAAAAATTATCTGAAGCCAATAAAATTGAAAAAGGTCTTCTTCAAAAGCAACAAGAAGGAATGGACAAGAATAGATGGTTGGCTGTTGCCGATTTAGGAGCTAAGATTCTAGCGCAGCCGGGTGGACAGACTTTCCTTGAAGCATTCGGAAAGGGTGCTAGTGAGTCTAAGCTTATTGATAAACTCGCCGATATGAATAAGGAAGAGCAGGAACTTGCACTAAATATCAACAAGATTGATAAACAGGAAGCTATTGATACTTTAGGTCTTACTGAAAAAGAAGCCGATATGTTTGTTAAAAAACGTTCTTTAGACTTAGAATTTGATAAAGCTAAAGCTGCTTATATTAAAGCATTAAAAGAAGGTACTTTAGATGATAAAGAACTGGCAGAAGTTTTTGAAAAACTAGTAAAAATAGCAGAACAATCAGCAGGGAATAGGGCTTCTCTAGAAGAGTACGTTAGAAATTCTACTGATCCCAGAGTAAAAAAGTTAGCTGGTGCAGTAGCTGCATCTATGTCTCCTCAAAAAGAGGGACCAAAAGATAGGGCTGATGTAGCTGCCAGCATTACTGGAAAATAACCACAATATGCCAGAAGAAACGCAACAGAATACTGTTCAAAACGAACAGCAAGTTACATATGAGTCTGCGTTACAAGACAAAGACTTCGTAGACTCTATGTATTACTCTCTTATTGACTTAGGAGAGAAAGACCTTCCATATGAGCCTAAAACTATTCTAGATAAATTTCTAACCAAGAAACGTTATCTGGAAACCAATATCCTGTCTGCAGGTAGAGACGCTCTTTTAGTAGAAGATTTGCCTGAAGACAGTCTAAAGTTTTTAGGATACGCTTTAAAAAAAGTAGATGAACTGCCTAATTTTTATGAAAAAGGCGGTGCGCCTACCGGAGCAGCACTTGCTGACTATGCGCTAGCAGGACTTACCGATCCCACAAATCTTCTATCTGCTGTTGCCGGTGCCTTTACTTTAGGAACCGGTGGTGCTGCTGCTCTAGCCGCAAGAGAGGCTGGAAGACAGGGTGTAATACAACTTATTAAAGCAAAGTTAGCTGCCGCTGTAAGTAAGCCTGTAGTAAAAAGCCTTGCTGTAGAAGGAGCAGTTAGCGGTGTCGGCGGTGCTTCTCAAGAAGCTTTGATACAGGACATAGAAAAAAATACAGGAATACGAAAAAAAGATGACTACTCAGCCATGCTATTGCAAGGTGTTCTGGAAGGAACCCTTAGCCCTCTTTTCGGTGTAACGGCTAATATATTGGGTTCTGCTGCTCTCAAAACTGGAAAAGACGCTTTAGAAAATATTCCTGCAGTAGAGAGTGCTGGTAATTGGCTTCAAAAAAATTTCATGCCTACGGCAGGTATTGGAGAAATTCCTAGAAGAATGACTGAAAGAAGAATAGGTGAAATTTCGTCTATTCAAGACAAGGCTGCTGAAATACAGAAAATTTTTGAAACTGCAGCTATAAAAGAATTAGGGGATATCACCTCAGACGCTTCTGTATCTTTTCTTAACAAAGGCTTAGAAAGAGACGCTGCTACAATTCAAAAAATGGAACAAGTAGCTCCACAAACTTTAAATGCTATTAATCAGTTTCACGCTTTAAAATTAGAAGCGCAGCAATATGGAATTAACTCTCTTCTTAATGAGCGAACTAAAGGTATCTTTGGCTTAGAAGACGATGCTAATTATGTTCGTTCTGTAGCTGACAAGTACTATAAGACTAAAAGACAGAGCTTTGATAAATTTATAGCTAAAAATCCTACTATACTTGAAGACTACAAACAGGCTGTAATTCAAAATGCTGCTCTTCCAGCAGAAAATCAAAATAAAAGTTTTGCTGAGATATCTGCTAAATTTATTGAACCTTCATCTGGAAATATTACTCTTCCGGATTCTAAAGTAAATGAAATTATCAAGCAATCTGTAAGAGAACTATACGAACCTTCTAGAGCTAAAAAACTAGAAACCGGTGCTTTTAAGGCAAAAGAGGAAGAACTTCCGGATATAGTCAAAAAGATTATTGGCTACAACAACACTCCGGCTCTTAGAATTACAGAAACTATTTCAGGTATTGTGAATACAGGAGCTAGAACTAATCTAGCTGGAGATGTTGCTTACGATGCCATAAGAAGAAATATTGGAGTTGAGACGGAAAGTGAAGCTGTTGCTAGAGCCGCTTTAGATGGTAGAGACGTAGTAAGATTAGTTACAAGTTTTGATAAGGGAACAAAGGATTTAGAAAAATCTTTGTCTCCTTTTAAACTTCCTTCGCAGTATGTCGATCCAAGACTAAAAAATATTTGGGTAGATAAAGAGTATGCCCTTCAGCTTAAAGAGTTATTCGACGATACTCCCTTTTTGAATGCTCAACAATACGATAGTTTGTTAGGAAGTGCCTTTAGGACTGTTTTAGGTGTACAAGCTTTTGCTAAAGCCGGTAAAACAATCTACAGTCCTTTAGGGCAGGTTAGAAACGCTATTGGTGCTACTCTGTATGCAGCTATAAGCGGAAACACTAGAGGTCTTTTTGATACTGTAAAGGCCGTGAAAAAGATGTCTAATCCTGAAATTAAGGCAGCTTGGAAAGATTTCGAGGATTTAGGTTTAAAAGGTTCTAACTTGGACCTAAACCAAGCACTAAAAAGATTTGCTGACGTAGTTGGAGCCTCAGACGAAACTTCATTCTTGGAAAAATTCTTATATCTAGGAAAACCGGGCAAGTTTGCTAGAGAAGCATACTCTTATACTGACGATCTAGCTAAGTTTGTCGTTTTTCAAAATGAAAAAAGAAAAGCCCAAAAGATTTTAAATGCCTTTTCTCCTGAAATGCGAGAAAGAATGCTTAGGCAGTTCGGAGAAGAGTATAATATTCCTGTAGAAGGAAGAACACTAGATGCTTTAATCAACGAAAGAGCAGCCGTTAACACTGCCAATATAACCCCTATATACGGTAGAATCCCTCCTATTCTAGAAAAACTTAGAACTGTACCATTAGTAGGTTCGTTTGTCGCTTATCCTGCGGAAAGACTTAGAAATACTTACAACATCCTCAAGTTAGCTACAGACGAACTAAGAGAAGGATTTGAAACAGGTAATAAAGAGCTTACAAAAGCTGGTGTTTCTAGAATAGCTCAGTGGTATATGGGGCAAGGAGCATTATACACAGCAGCCTTTGCAGTTAACGAAGCTGCCGGTAATTCTCAAACAATGGAAGTACTAAGAAGAAGTGGTCTTCTTCCAGAATACAAGAAAGACAACGCTCTAATTATTACTAAATTTGACAAGAATGGCAATCCGTATCTTGTGGACTTTAGCTATGTAAACCCAGATCAAGGTGTTACTGGAGCAGTAATTCCTATGATGCTGAAAGCTATGCGTGGAGAAGACGTATCTACCGATCTAGATAAGTCTATATTTTCTGCGGGTAAAAAATTGATAGAGCCTTTTATTTCTCCTACACTTGTAGTAGACGCTGCTTCTAATATGTTAGAAGTAGCTAAAGGAGATTTAAATAAACTAGGACCACTAGTAAAAACCCTTGAGCCCGGTTTCATGTCTATGGCTAGAAGCATGGTAACAGATGCAGGTTTATTAGACGATAAAAATTCTGTTTTGTATAATGTAGATAAGTTTTTCGATCCTAGAAAATTTAGAGAAATTAAGGAACGTCCAGCAGATATTATCGACTATCTAGCTAAAAACGGGCTAGTATTTCCGGGAATGAAAGAAGAAAAGCTCGATCTTAAAAAGGCTACAGGATTTGCTTTAATGCAGCTTTCTAGGTCTTCTAAAACAAACTGGAACACTTTTAGAAGAGATTTGGATGCTAAACTAGCCGATCCTGCTGCTATTTATGACGCGGCAACTACTTTAAAAGATTACGACGAAGCCCTTACAGAACAGTTTGCTTATCAGCAGGGCCTAAGAAACCTGTATTTAGACCTGTCGGATTTATTAGGTAAGGACAAAGCTAAAAAAACTATAATGTCAGACGATTTAAGAGCAGTACGGCCCTCTCAAAAGGAGATGGGAGCGGTATTTTTTGGAAAGATGCGTCCTTTAACGCTTTCTTCTGAGACTGATTTTTGGGTATCTCTCAATAAGTCTTTAATTGAGAACACAGGAGAATCGTACATGCCGGAGTTTAATCAGCTTCGTCAGCTAATGAGAGAAGTAGAGCAATATTATAAAGGAAGAAATTTAGAGGCTCTTCCTCCAGAACTTAACATAGAATAAGCAAATTAAAAAAAGTATAATAAATAGGAGAGTAAAAGTAAAATGCCAGAAGCAGGTATGATCTGGAATCTTATTCTAAGCGTAGCAGCAGGTACTATTGTCTGGTGGATAAGAGGAATCAACGTCAAGATAGACGAACTGTATGGTCTTATCAATAAGACAAGAGAGAGTATTGCTCGCGAATACGCTTTAAAGATTGAAGTAGAAAAAGATATTCAAAAGATACTTGATCGCTTTGATCGCTTAGAAAATAAGCTGGACAAGCTTATAGATAAGATGGTGCAGCACTAATATGGTATTTGAACCTAAAGACTGGATTTACTTTACTGAAGACGAGATGCGTTGTAAAGGTACTGGCGAATGCAACATGGACGAAGACTTTATGCGTAAACTGGTTCGTCTAAGAGAAGATTACGGTAAGCCTATGATTGTCTCTTCCGGTTATAGAGACATCTCTTACAACACTGTAATTGGAGGAGCTAGAAACTCTGCTCACATATACGGTAAAGCTGTAGATATTCTTTGTCATTCCAATCAAGCTTTTACAATTGTACATCTTGCAATGATGCACGGCTTCACAGGTATTGGCGTCTCTCAAAGAGGCCCAGTAGAAAAAAGATTTATTCACCTAGATACTATGACTAATTCACAAGAAACACCTAGACCATCAATTTGGAGTTACAAGTAATTATGGCAATCCCCTCCTCAATTACAAGGTTCGGAAAGTACGAGCCGTGGCATTTACAGGTTTCAAGAGAACAGGTAGAAAACCATAAACGTTTATTTAAGTTTGGTTTTAATCCTGATATTAACGGTACTGAAGAAACAATATGGGATGCTGGCGGTATTTATGTTTATCCCAGTTCAGCAGTAGCGATGACTGCGACAACAGATGCAGGTACACCAGCAGACGACAATGGCGTAAAGATTCTTATACAAGGTCTAGATGCTAATTATAATGAAGTAAGTCAAGAGGTAACTCTTGCTGGTGCAGGCACAGCAACAACTACACAAACTTTTATTAGAGTGTACAGAGCATACGTTTCTGGTTCACAAGCACCAACAGGAAATATTAACATTACCAATGGTGGAACAACATATGCAAGAGTGTCTTTGGGAGACAACCAGACACTAATGTCTATGTGGACTGTACCAGCAGGTTACACAGCTTATTTAACACACTTAAATATTGCAACTGGAACAACAAACGCTAACCAGTATATTGTTGTTAAACTAGTTGTAAGAGAACCCGGTGGAGTATTCAGAACACAATTAAAACAAAGTATTGGTGCTGGTGGTGTCGCTGACTTTGTTATTGAGTACCCACTTCCATTTCCAGAAAAGACAGATATTGAAATACGTGCTTCAAGTTCCGGTGCCAATAACTTGGTATCTTCCGATTTTTCTGTTATCTATATTAAGAATGTTTCTGCTTAATAACGTAAGATATGCCCTGCACGCTTATTCTTCTTTGCTTCCTTCTCTAAGCGAATACGTTCTTCTTCTTTCTCTAAGAGCAGTTGTTTAGCTTGTCTGGCAGCCTCTATTTCTTCTTCAGTGTACTCTTCTTCTTCTTCTTCACTATCTTGAGTTTCTTCTTCATAGACGTATTCCTGCTCTTCTGTACCTGCTTCCTCTTCTATATTCTCGTCGTCTATATCTTGAAACCAAGAGCATTTGAGAAGCAGTTTAGTAGCACGAACCTCTCCTAAAGTCTCCAAGCACTTGATAATATCTGCCTCTAAATCTTCAATAGTGGCTGGAAGTTCTTCTTCGTCTTTTACTTTTACCTTAGCTAGAAGTTCAAGTGCCTTTAGTGCAGAGTTGGTATGATTGTTGTTCTTTGCAATATTGTACTGATTCTCGATTTCGGCTAGCACATTAACGCTAGTCTCCATCTCTTTTTCCAAATCTTCAATACGCTGCTGAATCTCAGGATTCTTTAGCAGTCTGCTTCCTTGATTATACGCAGACCTTGCGGAGTATCCTGCAGCTTTCGCCGATTCTGTAGCATTTCTGTAAAGCACATAGGCTTGACAGAACTTCTCGTGTTTCTTTTGTGTTACGTCCGCACTTTCTCTAGGCATAAAACTAGTCTTTCATATTGTTTCTAGCTACGCCCTGCCACTTCTCTACTGTACGCATACCACCTAAACCTAATAAGGCCATAATCAAACCGATAAGACCTTCCGTTTCTAGTACAGGAAGAATAAGAGCAGGATTGAAAATAGCAAGCCCCCAGCTAGCCATAGGAGCTAGAATAAACTGCCATGCAAGAGCAAAGCAGCATACCCACATGATTGCAGGTCTAGCTCCAGCTACAAAGATAGAAGCATGTTTAGCCTGTTCTATATTAGCTTGAGCCTGTGCTAGATCAAGCTGAATAAGCTGTGATTGAAGTTCTGCGTTGAGTTTGGTTTTAAGGTCTTTGTCTTCTACAAACTTATCTAAGACTTTACCTGCTACACCAACTACTGTTTCTGCAATTCCTAACATTATCTAAATAACTTCCTCCAATATTTCTTTTCAGAATGGTAACTGCCTTCAAACACTGCGTTGACGAGAGTACCTTCTCCATAAAGATGTATGTTCATTTCAATTTCTTTGTTGTTAAATAGACGCTCACAATCCTGCGCCATAGCTAGAAGTTCTCCTGTAGTCCAAAACTTCTTTCCGTTAGTTTCTACCTGCAGATACTTCTGCTTGCCATCTTCTGTCTTTTCAGATGCCATGCTGTCCTTAAAATTGGGAATAGAACAATCGAAACCGAATAGATGGAAACTTCTAAAGCCTAGAATGTGCATGAAGCCGATAGCTCGCATGGCAGAGCAAGTTCCTCCAGTTACGAATGTAGTATCTTGAGGAATGTCTATACGCTTGTCGATACCGAATTTTCCTTTGCCTTTGGCAGCATCCTGTACAGCTTGAGAGAAAGCATGCCAGCCATAGATGTTGTCAGTCATAGACAAAAGATGTTTGGTAACGCTTGGATCAGTCATAGATGCAATTAGAAACTTGGTCTTTGCATCTACAACTGAGAACAAGTCCTTACGAACAATACCGTGAGTAGATACTCCGTCAATAGGTCTAGGGTCCAGAATTAGACACCCAAATGGGTCGATATTGTTCTGCAGCAGCTTTGGATAGCTGTGCTTTACGCAAATTACTGTGCCTTTAGTCTCTTCGATTACGTGTTTCAGTTCGATCCAGTTAATCGAAGGACCGGCAGATACGATTATAGCATGTTCTGTATTAGGTGGACAAGTCTGAACTACGCCCCAATTCTCAATAAGTTTAAGGTTCTCATTGATGCTGTCAATGATATACTCTTTAGGCATAGAGTCTCTGGGCTGTACTACGATTGGAACTTTAGTAAGGCTTTCCGGTAGCGGTGGTAGCCCATCCTTCTGTAGTAGAAGGACAAGATGCGTGATGCCACCACCCTTAACTCTGTCCGTAGAAGGAAGAACAATAGCCTTTCCTTCAGGCAAGTCCTTGAAGGTTTCTACCAGCCTGTTAGTTCCTAAGTATTCGTCGTCTAAAATATTGCCTTCTGGGTCTTTAGTGAAGTAGTCATCGAAGACAATAACTGGACAATGTTTTAGATTGGCATAGTCGCTAAATACCGTTTCTTCGCTGTGACCGCCGTCAATGTAAGCAAAGTTCGCATTGGCAAGGCTTTCTTTAGCCTTAACCATCGTTTCCTTACTGTCTCCCTTATGAAGTTCAAAGGTAAACTCTTTACCTTTTTCCTGCTTCATTTTATCGGCAAATTCTTGAAGTCTGTTTCCGATAGCAACGATAGTGTTGTGCCGTTTAGAGTTCAGTTCCTTTTTGTCCAGTTCTTCCGTAGCTTCTTCGAATAGATCGAAGCCTACATAGTGTACTTTATCGGACTTCTCAAAGGCAGCAAGAGACATCTCGATTGCTCTGCCTCCATTCCACGTACCAACCTCAATAATCTTGTCTGTTGCATATGTGCGTACAAGATCGGCTAGCTGTCGATAACGTGGCAGCTTTACGTCAGGAGCAACCTCAGTATCGCTAGGGATATTATTCTTTAATGCTCCTTTGTAATGGACCATGTACTGAGACAAAGGAGAGTTTTTGAATGCTTCCAGCCCTTCTACTGCAGGAGTAAGATTGTGTACCTTAGAACCGTGTGCTTCGTAAATCTTTAGTAGACGTTCAAAGATAAAACCGTCATGCCATTCTCTGTAGGAGATTACTTCTCCAATGTCATAGCAGCCTTTTAGATCGGCAATTAGATAGTACGGGGTCTGATAGTCAAGATTGAAACCAATAAAGGATGTTTCGCTGTAGTCTACATCCTTTCTTCCTAAGTGAACAATCTCTGCGTTATTTGGAAGAATATCCTTAAAGTTCTTTTCGGATACTGGAGAAGTAGTAACTGTATCTGCATCCAGCCAGCAAACCCAACCAGCCTTAACTTCTTTCTCCGATAGGTCCAGAATATAGTCCGTTAGAGCATAGACCTTGTGGCACCACTTGATTGCATCCATACGCCAATTGTAAGGCGTCTTGCCCCCTGCTGTACCATCGTACATAGCCATACGAATACGATAGTCCAGCATGTCCTGAAGTTCATTCAGATTCCTATACTCAATGTGAGAGGATTTAGGAAATGTCTTTACTACTTCTGGATCGAAATCGTGATAGTAAGCCGTAAGCTTTAGATTAGAAGGATTCCAATTCTCAACTACAGACTCAAGCATTTTGTTTGCATAGCGAGCATAGCCATCAGGGCTAAAAGAAGTTACGAAGCGTATCATTATTGTTCCTTTTTTTATTATTATTATTACTTAGTAGTCTAATGCAAACAATTTAATGTCACGCCACTCGTCTGCATACTTGTTGTCTATATCTCTTTTACCTTTCCACTGAGGATATACAGGACCGCCAGTAGTGAAGTGAACGCACTTAGGGTCTACTTCTTCCTTACTGTGTCCATCAAGCCAGTTCCAGTCTTCTGGGATATTTCCAATAGGATAAATATCCATCCACTCAAAAGCGTGAAGCCAGCTACCGGACTTTGTGCTTACATCAGCTACAGTAAGTTCATTGATTGCTGGGTGGTCACAATTCCAAAGAACAAAAGAGGACCAGTTCTTTCTTCTATAGATAGTCTGTATCTGACCATCCATCTTGCTTTTCTCTGAAGGTTCGTGCATGTGCTGTACGCAAGAAATGGCACACTCTTTGTCTGCTCCGTAGACATCGAAGATTTCAGTGATGTCGGATCGAACGTACATATCGCAGTCCATGAATAATGCAAGACCGCTGCGCTGATTTAGAAAGGGGACTAGAAATCTGGTAAAACTAAATTCGGTGGAGAAAGGCTTTCCATCGAAACAATCTACTCTAACTTCATCTACAACTTCGTGACTACGCCAATATAGCCCCATACGTCTAACTTCTTTCTGAACGATAGGAACAATATTGTAGCTATCGTTTGTGTTCATTTCGATAGACTTCTTTAGAACACGGTAGTAATCGTACTCTTTTGGATCGTAACCAATGTAGATGGTAGGGAGTTTATTGAACAATGAAAAGCCTTTCTCTCTCTCTTTTTTTACTGTACTTCGATCTTTACAGTCTTCTCAGCATCTGGAAGTACTTTCTCAACTTTGATTGTGAGAAGTCCTTCTTTCATTTCTGCATGAGTTACTTTCATGTGTTCGCCTAAGTAGAACACGCGAGTAAACCTACGAGTAGCGATGCCTTTGAATAGTGGAGACAAAAGAGTGTCTTCCTCTTTCTTGTCTGTGCCTGCTTCTCCTTTAATAGTTAGGAGATTAGGACTTACTTCAAGTTCTACATCCTTCTTATTAAAGCCAGCAAGTGCCATTTCAATGACAAAGCCATCTTTTGATTTGTAAAGATTGTGTGGTGGATATGCAGTAGTATTGCTGACACTTTCAGCTACGTACTTCAATGGCTCTACGTACTTGTCAAAGCCTAGCATGAAGTTACGCATCTTTTCAAACTGCGGAGAAAATTCGATTAGCATGATTATTGTATCTCCTTTTAATTGTAAGCGAGATTAAAAAAAATTAAAAAAGGGTGAATAACACCTTATAAAGCGAGGCTGCTATTCACCCTTTAAAGTATAGGGAGTTAAATTGTAAAAGTCAAGAACTTTTTTTAGTGTATATTGGCGATTCCGGTAGGAATCACTTATATATTCAAGTCTCCTGCGTGGTGTTTTCTGTGACAATTAGCACACAGCACTTTGCACTTAGCTATCTCGTCTAACAGCTTCTGTTTACTACCCTTCCAGACTATCGTAGCCACATCCTCCTCTTTTGTAGTTGGGTCTAGATGGTGAAATTCTAAACATGCCTGATGTGATTCTCCACATACTTCACATTTTAATTGTGACTTTAGATTTTTATAAAATTCATAAAAATTCTTTTTAGATAGTACGGCTTTATCTTTATAATATTGTTTATTATTACTATAATGAACTTTTAAATATGCGGAATGGCATGCTTTACACTTTGATTGGTATTTCTGCGTACCGTCTGCACCTTTATTTTTCTTTGAAAACTCAGACGTATCTTTAGTTTTACCGCATGTATTACACTTTTTCATTTATTGCCTCATTGTATACTGTAAGTGGCTGGCTAGGCCGGACTCGAACCGACATGTGTCCAATTACCCTTTCATCTGTTTAGAAGACAGAGGGGATACTAGCCACCAATATACCATAAGGATTCTAAATACACAAACAAATTAGAAGGTTGCTGCTCTGAATCCAACTGAGCTACGGAACCTTAACAGAAATCCGGTCCTCTGAACCAGCAAACTAGAGAGTATCTTTTTCCTTTTGTAACTGGAGTAACTCTATGGTGAATAAAGGAGGGAAAGACGATAATACTACCGGCAGTACGCATCTCCTTTACCTTTATAACTCTATCCTTTTCTGCTGGAGAACACCACTTCTCTATCTCAAAGTCACCGCCTTCAAAGTCGTCATTAAGCGCAACGCTTAACGATAGCTTTCTAACTACTACATCTGTAGCAGCTTCTACTCCCATGTCGATATGCCAATCGTAGAACTGCTCACTATCGTATTCAGAGAATTGTGGTGTTTCGTAAG